CTGCTACCGGCAGGGCCGCTGGGAGGAGTGCTTTGCCTACGCCACGAGGGCGCTGCGCATCACCAATCGAGAGGCAGTCTACACCTGCGACCCCGAGGTCTGGGGGCATCAGGCGCACGATCTCGCGGCCATCTCGGCTTGGAACCTTGGGCTAAGGGATACGGCTATCAAACAGGGGCAGGTTGCGGTAGATTTGGCCCCGCACGATGACCGCCTGCGGTCCAATCTTTGTTACTATCTCGGTGAAACTCAAGATGAGGCCGCATAATGGAAACGCAGTCAATTATGAACTTCATCAGCGTGTCAGCCATAGCTGCTGGCGGTTGGTTTGCCCGCGAAATATGGGGTGCGGTGAAAGAGCTGCGCAAAGACCTTCACGCGATTGAGACGGACTTGCCAAAATTCTACGTTAGCAAGTTCGACATGGACAAGCGCATGGACCACATCGAGGCGATGTTCCAACGCATCTACGACAAGCTGGATGGAAAGGCCGACAAATGAGCACAACGGAAGAGAAACAAGAAAAGTTCGCCATTGAGATGGCGGCGAGCGCCAGCAAGGGCGCGTTGGTCGAGAAGATCACTTTCGCGGGCATCCCGATCCTGTTCTCTTGTGTCGTCTACCTGATGAGCGCGCTTTCCGCCGCCAACAACGAGATCATCCAACTAAAGTCCAAGGTGGCTGTCGTCGTTAACGCTGACAACAAGGCGATCCCGCCACAGGGCACCACCATCGACATGGCGCAGATCAGGGAGCACTTGAGCGACCAGATCTCCAAGGTTGACCGAGAAAGCGCCTTGGCCCGCGCCGCAATGACTTTGGACCGTGAACGCTCAATGGCCGCCATTGAAAAGAGCCGTATGGACATGGTGGCTGACGCCGCGCAGGCCCGCGCCGCCATCCGCTTTGACATGGCGCAGCTAATCGCCGCGCTCGACAAGCGCATCACCCTGCTTGAAAAGGGCAAATAAATGGACCTTCTTGCCAAATTCGGCCCCCTACTTGGGCAACTGGCCCCGTCCATCGCCACGGCGCTGGGTGGCCCGCTGGCTGGCGTTGCCGTCAAGACCCTGTCCAGCGCGCTGTTTGGGCACGAAGACGGCACCGAGGAGCAGATCTCCGAGGCTATGGCGTCCGCTACGCCTGACCAACTTGCCGCCATCAAGAAGATCGACGCCGACTTCAAGGTGCAGATGAAGTCTCTGGACATCGACCTTGAGCGCATTGCCGCCGGTGACCGCGACAGCGCCCGGCAGATGCAGCGTGAGACAAAGGATTGGACCCCCAAGGCGCTGGCCTTCTTCATCACGTTTGGGTTCTTCGGGGCGCTGATCTGGATCATGGTCTTTGGGATTCCCCAGACGGGGACCGAAGTCCTCTTGATGATGCTTGGCTCTCTCAGCACCTCGTGGACCGGCGTGATGCAGTTCTACTTTGGCTCATCCGCTGGCTCCAAGGAAAAGAACAGCCTCCTCGCCGCTAAGGACAAGTGACATGCAAGAGAATTGGGACAAGAGCTTTGAGATGGTGCTGAAGCACGAGGGTGGATTTGTGAATCACCCAAAAGATCCGGGCGGAATGACCAATTTGGGTGTTACAAAGGCGGCTTGGGAGGGCTACGTCGGCAAGTCCGTGGACGAAGCCTTCATGCGTTCCCTGACCCCTGAAGTGGTGAAGCCCTTCTACAAGGCCATGTATTGGGACAAGATCAAGGGCGACCAACTCCCCAATGGCGTGGACTACGCCGCCTACGACTTGGCGGTGAACTCCGGCGTTGGCAGGGCGGCAAAGTTCTTGCAAGAGATTGCTGGCGTCACGGTAGACGGGGTTCTTGGCCCAAAGTCTATGGGCGCGATCAGGGAGTGTGACCCCGAGCAGGTGGTTGACGCCCTCTGCGACATGCGCCTCGACTTCCTCAAGCGCCTGCCGACCTTTGAGACGTTTGGGAAGGGCTGGAGCCGCCGCGTGGCCGAGGTCAAGGACAAAGCCTCTGGCATGGCGTAAACGGCTCGTCAGTGGTATAAAGGGCGGATCACGGGGTTAGCTATGACCACAGGCCTCACATATTCGCAGTACGTCACCCAAATCGCCACGATGGCTGTCGTAGCGGAGACTGACGCTGCCTACGTCACGATCCTCCCTCAGATGATCACCTACGCCGAAAATCGGATGTATCGTGACATTGACTTCATGTTTACGTCCACGTCCCTGCACGGCGTCAGCTTTGTCCTGACTGCTGGCAATAGGAACTTGTCGTTCAACATCAACTTGGCGTCAAATTTGGATGCTGCGTCGGGGACATTTGTCGTCAGCGAGCAGATTAACCTTTTGACTGACGCCAGCGGAAATGCTGCCTCTACAACCAATCCCGATGCATGTGTTCGTACACCGTTGCTGCCCACAACCAAAGAATTTTTGGATGCCGTATATGGGTCATCCTTGACGGCCAACCGTGGGAAGCCCGAATATTTCGTGCCTTTCAACGAGACACTTTTTTTTGTTGGGCCAGTTCCAGATCAAGCGTATCCGGTTGAAGTTGTAGGCACTTATCGTCCCAACAGCCTGTCCGCGACAAACACTTCGACGTTCATCAGCCTGTATCTGCCTGATGTGTTTATCATGGCGAGTATGATCTATATTAGCGCATATCAGCGCAATTTTGGCAGAGCTAACGACGACCCTCAAATGGCTATTACCTACGAGAGCCAATATCAAGCCCTCTTAAAGAGCGCCATTGTTGAGGAGGCGCGCAAAAAGTTTGACGCTGCTGGATGGTCATCGCAAAGCCCTGCAACTGTTGCCACACCGACAAGGGGTTAAGCCATGCCCCATGCCGCCCTCAAGCTTATGCCCGGAGTGGATGTCAATAAGACGCCCGCTCTCAATGAGGCTGCAATCTCGCAGAGCCAGCTTGTTCGGTTTATCCCGGATCGGACTCTTGGTGGTCTAGTCCAAAAACTTGGTGGGTGGACGCGCTTTTACGCAGCCCAAATTGGCTCAACGGTTCGCGCTCTATGGGCTTGGGAAGACACCAACGCCAACTCTTATTTGGCTGTTGGCGCTGTTGGCATTGACGCAATTACTGTCACAGGCGCAAGCGGCAACGGCACAACCGCCACCCTGACGTTCACTGGCCCGTTCATATTTAATGTCAATCAACGGATCACTGTTAGCAGCGTAAATCCAAACGGCTACAATGGCACCTATGTTGTCACGGCTGCTACATCGACTAGTGTTTCGTATGCCAGCGCCACAACAACTGCTTATGTTTCAGGCGGGACAATCACTGGCGGTGGCAATTCACTTGGGATCATCATCTCTGGCGGAAGCCAAGACATCACGCCTGAGCAGACTGTAGAGAACACTACCATTGATTTCAGTACAACTTCCGGCAGCAATGCGGTTGTCATTGTTGATGCTAACAGTGGCACAAATGATTACTATGTTGTTGATATTCAAACGCAAATTAGCATCGGCGGGATTGTTCTTTTTGGACAATATCAAATATTCAACCCGTCTCTCAATGTGAACCAATACACCATTTATGCCAGCAATCTTGCCACTTCGACTGTCAACAATGGCGGCGCTGTTGCTCTGTTCACCACTGTTAATGCGGTTAGCGCTGTCTCGGTGACATTGAATAATCATGGCTATTTGGCTGGCGATACCTTCCCCGTCTTGATTGCCACATCAGTTGGTGGGTGCACGATATACGGGAATTACACAGTCTTGAGCGTCACAAGCGCCAATGTTTTTATAATTTCCGCATCTACGACTGCGACATCTTCCACGTCGGCCTCCATGAACGGTGGGCAAGTTCACTTCCTCTATCATAATGGCGTTGGCGCATACCCTCCGGGCGTTGGGTACGGTGTTGCTGGCTATGGGTTTTACGGTTATGGCGGCGTTGTTCCTGCATCCTATCGGGGAGTTCCGATTAATGCGACTGATTGGACGTTGGACAATTGGGGTGAAGTCCTAATCGCCAACCCCCTTGGCGGCCCTATTTACACATGGAACCCCACGGAAGGCACAGCGGTTGCTGAAATTATTGTTGCTGCGCCATCGGTAAATCAGGGCGTATTCGTTGCCATGCCGCAGCGCCAAATCATTGCTTGGGGGTCTACGTTTACCGGCATCACAGATCCTTTGCTGGTACGCTGGTGCGATGTTGACAACTACGATGATTGGACCGCAACTATTACCAATCAGGCTGGCAGCTACCGCATACCCAAGGGTTCGCGCCTTGTTCAATGTATTCAGGGCCCCCAACAGGGCCTCCTATGGACTGACTTGGGCATCTTTGCCATGCAGTACGTTGGGCCACCCTATGTCTATCAGTTCAACGAGCTTGGCACTGGCTGCGGTCTTATAGGGCGCAAAGCAGCCGGATCTATGAACGGCATTGTTTACTGGATGGGCCAGAGCCAGTTCTACAGGCTTGCAGGGGGTGGCGTCGAGCCTATCAAATGCCCGATCTGGGATGTTGTCTTTCAGGATTTGGATACGTCTAATCTAGACCGCATCAGGATTGCCCCCAACTCTCGCTTTGGTGAGATTACTTGGTATTTCCCCACAAACGGAAATGGCGGCGAAAACTACGGCTACGTCAAATATAGCGTCATCCTTGACCAATGGGACTACGGCTTCAATTCCACCGCCAACCCCTATGTAGCCCGTTCCGCATGGATCAACGAATCGGTTCTTGGGCCTCCAATTGGGGCAGGGTTAAACCAGTACCTTTACCAGCACGAAACTTCCAAAGACGCCGATGGCGTGGCAATGAACTCCTATTTCCAGACGGGCTATTTCACCCTAACGGAGGCGGATGTTAAAAGTTTCATTGATCAAGTTTGGCCTGACATGAAATGGGGATACTTTGATGGGACGCAGGGCGCTAATATTCTGCTGACGTTCTATGTGACCGACTACCCCGGCCAGACACCTATCGCCTACGGGCCTTATACGCTGACGCAGGCGACGACATTCATCACGCCCCGGTTCCGTGGCCGATTGGTCTCAATTCGCATTGAGAGTAATGACATTGGCTCGTTCTGGAGATTGGGGAATATCCGCTACCGCATCCAACCTGACGGGAAATTCTGATGCCCGCATCTCTTGATGACATTCTTACCGTACAAAAGAACGGCGTTGTCGGCATCAATAACTTGTCACAGGGAACGCTTCGGGGCCTTGGAACGCAAACTTCTGCTACGATTACTGCCGCCACAGTGATTTACGTTGGAAAAGGCTATCTCGTAAATTTTGTGGTTGTTGTCGCTGGCACAACTTCCGGGACTATCAGCAACACCGGAGCTGTCAGTACAGTAGCAGCAGCTAATGCTCTTTGCGCAATCCCAGCCGTAGTTGGCATTGTTAAATTAGGACAAGTCTTCTCAGCGGGCTTGGTGGTTACGCCGGGGACAGGTCAATCCATCAACGTCACCTATTCTCCGGGGTAAACCATGCCGCTGAAAAAGGGTTCCTCCAATACTGTTGTGGGTTCCAACATCAGGGAACTGATGAAATCGGATTACCCGCAGAAGCAGGCTGTAGCGATTGCTCTTAGTGAGTCTCGCAAACGTCGCGCGGCTGGCGGTGGGTTATTGTCCCCCCCTATGACCGAGAAGATCCACGTTGGCCCTATCCGCAGCCCTGTCGCTGGCCGCACCGATCATCTGCCCATGCATGTCCACTCTGGCTCCTACGTCATCCCAGCAGATATCATTTCTGCAATGGGCGAGGGGAACACGGAAGCCGGGTTCAAGGTTGCCAATACGATCTTCACGCCAATGACTGATATGGCTGGCATGCCGGGTGCTGACGCCCAATTAGGTTTGCCCGGCAAGGCATTGGGTGGGAGAAATCTACCATCCTCCCCGCCCGTCCCCATCGTTGCTGCTGGTGGTGAATATGTTATTCACCCTGAAGATGTGACGCGCATCGGTGGCGGGAACATCGATCTGGGGCACAGAGAACTGGACAGCTTTGTCAAACTGATGCGGGCCAAAACAGTTCAGACGCTTCGGAAATTGCCCGGTCCAAAGAAAAATTAGGGGTTAAAAAACTCGCCATGCAGTTTTTTTGCAGCTTCGCAATACGCCTGATGGGCCTCTTCTTTGGTGTAAAAACACCCAATATAAAGAACTTTTTTTTGATGCGTAATTTGAGTTTGCCAACATCTGTCTCCATCTTTCATCCACGGCAATCGCCTCACTCCCTTCAACCCGTGCATGTTATTTGTTTTGCTATTCGCCCGATTTTGCCCACTCGTTGCTTCACGAAGATTTTGGAATCTGTTGTCAGATCTATTTCTGTTGATGTGGTCAATTTGGTTTTTGGGCATTTCTCCGGTTACATAAAACCACGCAAGCCGGTGAGCAGAATAGGACTTCCCGTCTACTTCAATGTAGACATATCCTTTGTTCTTTTTAAGGTAGCCCGCAGTGTTTCCAACTTGTATCTTAGGGCGAGGCAACGCCCATTTAAAAACCCCTGTTTGGGTGTCATAGGAGAGTACGGAAAGAAGGTAAGAATGTTCCATGCGGCCAACTTACCAGAACGTCGCTGGGATTGCAACTTAGGGGCAATGAACTATGTTTGAAAATTTTGGGGTCAGGATTGGAACGCCGGATGATGTCCATCCCATGATGGATCTGGCAATGCAGGCATGTGACGAAAATGGGTTTGTTGATCCTAACCCGCAGAAGCTGCTAGCCGAGATATGGCCCGCGCTCAACCTCGATAGGGGGCTGGTTGGCATCATTCAAGACGAGGGCGGCGGTTTAGAGGGCGCGATCCTTCTCAGGATCGGCACAATGTGGTATTCAGATGCTGAAGTGCTTGAGGAAAAAGCAATCTTCATCCATCCTAACTATCGCAGTGCCAAAGGGGGGCGGGCTCGGCGGTTGTGTGAGTTTTCGAAGAAGACCTCCGATGAACTTGGGATTCCTTTGATCATCGGCGTTCTGTCGGACCACCGCACGGAAGCCAAAGTTCGTCTATATGAGCGCCAATTTGGGAAACCAAGTGGCGCGTTTTTCCTGTATAATGCAAAGACGGGTGCATACCCGGCTGCTGCGGAGTAATCAATATGGGCGGTGGGAAGTCATCTACATCAACCCAATCGGTGTCGATCCCGCCGGAGGTTTTGGCGCGGTACAATGCTGTCAACGCCCGCGCGGAGAATGTTGCCCAGCAACCTTTCCAGCAATACGGTGGCGAGTTTGTTGCCCCCCTGACGCCTACGCAGACGGCAGGAATTGAAAACACTAGCGCGGCCTCCCAATTGGCCCAGCCTTATTACGGGGCGGCGACGCAGGGCCTTTTGGGGGCCCAGCAAGGTGGAGCCAATTACATCGGCGCTGCTACGGGCGCGGCTCTCGCTGGCGCTGCCCCCGTGAACCCGCAGGGGCTTCAGGTTGGCCGTTATATGAACCCCTATACCCAAAGCGTTGTGGGAGCTACGCAGGCGGCTTTAGGGCAACAGCAGGGCCAGCAGCTTGCTCAACAGCAGGCGGAATCCATTAGGGCTGGGGCGTTTGGCGGCGACCGTTCTGGGTTACAGCGGCAGGCTCTGCGCGGGCAACAGGGCCTTGCACAGGCTCAAGCTATCGCCCCGCTGTATCAACAGGGGTATCAGCAGGCTCTTCAGACGGCACAGCAGCAGCAGGGCGTTGGCCTTGGGGCAGAGCAGGCAAATCGTCAGGCTGTGCAGCAGTTGAGCCAGCAGTTGGGCGGGCTTGGGCAGCAGGGCTTTGCAATGGGTTCTGGCGCTGCCCAGCAGCTTGCCGGGCTCGGCACGGGCGCGCAGCAAGCAGCGTTGCAAGGCGCGCAGGCTCAGATAGGCGCTGGAACGCTTCAGCAGCAGACCCAGCAGGCTCAGGATACTGCTCAGTATCAGCAGTTCTTGCAGCAGCGCGGCTACGACTTCCAAGTGGCTCAGTTCCTTGCGAACATCGCGATGGGAACTGGCGCGCTGTCTGGCTCGACAACGACATCGACGCAGCCTCGCGGGTTCTTCTCGAACCGTGGCGGCTTCAAGACTGGGGAGAGCCTACAGCGGGCTGGGAAGGCCTACGGCGGGGGTCTCGACCCTAACTCAATGGGTGGGGCTGTCTATGAGCCGGGAGCCTTTGAGAGGGGCGGCTACGCGACGGCTGGTTCCGTTGTGGACGCTACGGATCTCAGTGCCATCCTTGCGCAACAGCGTCAGTCCTTTGGCCCCTTTGCAGCGGCTGGCCCCTATGGTCAGGCTGCGGGTGCAACACCTCATGGCCCTAGCGGTATCGTCCCGCAGCAGCAGTTGTTTACGCCGAAGCTGGTTACGGCTGGCCCGCTTCCTAAGCAGCAGGCTGGTGCAGGCTCTGATCTTGGCAAGGTCTATAGCCTTGCTGACGAAGCTACAAAGGGCCTTAGCGGCAAGGGCCTAACCCAGCGCGTTGGCGAAAAAGCATTTGGCAAAGATGCAACCGGAGCCGTCAAAGACGAATCCGGGAACATCCTTAAAGCTGCACAGCCTGCTGAAAAGGGTTTTGTGCAAGAAGGTTGGGATAAGTTGTTTGGCGCAACGCCTGCGGCGACCGGCGGCGGTATCATGCCTCGCCATCACTACGCTGACGGCGGCAGCGAAGACAGTCAAGCCGACGAAGCTGTTCCGTATGATCCCAGCGATGTAACCAGCGGCAAAGACCCGATGGAGGGTGTGCTGAAGGCTGGCTCGCAGAAGCATGAGATGCTGAAGCCTGCTGGCGGGGGAGGCTCGGGCGGCGGTGGTGGTGGCAGTAGCAAATTAGGCCTTGGTAAATTGGCGGGTTCTGCAATCGGATCGGCGTTTGGCCCGCTTGGTTCAATGGCTGGTGGGTTTCTCGGTGGCCTGCTTCCCTTCAATGAGGGCGGCGTTGTCCCCCGCCAGCATCACGCTGATGGAGAGCGCGCTAATTTGGACGTTCCCGCTGACTATTCACCTGAAGCCGATCTTCCTTCGCCCAGAGCCCAAGAAGCTGGGCTTGTTGTGCCGCGCCAAGAAGAAGATCGGCCTCGCTACAAGATTGCCCCCATAAATTGGGAGGATATGCCCGAACATAGGCATCCCCTAATTAAGGAAATTTACCAAGGCGAAGGCGGTAACCGCTATAACATCCGACAGGGTGGACAAGAAACTTTTGATACATCTGGTCCGCACCCCGGCCCCAAGCCTCCCCGTGGCGGGGAATCGTCTGCGGCGGGAAATGGGCAATTCCTCTACGGCACATGGAATGACGTAACTGGTGGCGCTCCTATGGATAAGGGCTATCAGGATGCGGCTACATGGACGCTTGCTGACAGGGATTATAGGAAACGCACAGGGCGAGACCTTGATACGGATCTTAAAGAAAAGGGCATGACGCCTGAAATTCGTAGCGTTCTTTCCCCTACTTGGACATCGTTTGCCAAACAGGGTTTAGGCGGCGCTCGCCCGCAGCAAACAACATCAACTGGCGAAGGTGGCGGGCTCGGCGCTGCCAAAGAACTTGGCTTCTTCGACCGCAACAAGGGCATCATTCTCCCCGTTCTCCAAGGCATTGGAGCTATGGCAAGCTCCAAGAGCATATCGCCGTTTGCTGCTGCATTGCAGGGGCTTGGTGCTGGCGCTAAGGCTTATGGTGATGTGGAAGCGCAGCAGGCAGGCATTGATCAGACGAAGGCAACAACGTTTGAAACCATGCAGCGTGGTGCTAATTTGGCATTCACGCCTGACGGAAAGTTTGTCCGTTTGGAAAATGGCAAGTTAATGCCTGTTTGGGAATGGTTCCAAATGAAGGACCGCCCTCTGACCGTTGGTGGCCCCGGAACCTCAAGTGCGGCAGCATCGTTTTTATCCCATATTGGAATCAAGTCTAACGAGGCCACGGAT